ATGCAGAAATGGCAGGGCGTTAAAAACTGGTTTGCCTCGCTAACACTGGTACCAAGTTGGAACTTAGGCGGCGAACTGATCGATGGAGTGAAACAGAAATGGGGCGACTTCCAAGTGTGGATTGACTCGCTGGTATTTATGCCGAGCTGGGATTTATCGCTGGATGCATTCGAGTCGATCAAGCAATGGTGGTCAGGCTTCAAAGCGTGGCTGTCTGACCTTAATCCACTATCTGCATTGGGTGATGCATCAGATTGGATGCAAAGCAAGTTTTCATGGTTGCCAGGTATCGATGCCCCAGAAACGAAAGTCGCTGAAACCGTGATCGAGCAAAACCGAGAATTGGGCGGCTTGGCGTTACCAGGATCAGAGCCGACGCAAACCGAAAAAGAAGGCGGTTTGATGCAGAGCATCAGCAACATGTGGGGCGGCAATTCTCGCACAACTCATGTTGAGAAAATCGAAGTAAACAACCATGGCACCGGAGTCCGTGGTGATGAACTGATGTACGAATTAGAAATGGCGGCTGGCTAACGATGACGATTACAAGCATTGATTTATTAGTTTTAGAAGACGATCTGGTGCTATCGAGCATCGGTGAGCCTGATCTGACAACGGCGTCAAACTGTGTCGCACAGGACATCTGTCACATGATCCGTGAAAAAGGCTATGCAATCGACATGATCGGACAGCGCAGCCAAGTGGAAGTGGCGACAAAGTGCAAACAGATTCAGTTAGAGATTGAAGAGGATGTGCGAATCATCCCTGGTACTGCGCGTGTTCACTTAGATGATGAAACGTTGATCTGTGAAGCCAGAACCATTGATAACGAAAAAATCACGGTGAATGTATGAGTGACTTTGAAAAGGTTTTAAGCGACTCAGGCGTACCAACCACCGAAGACGCAATGGTCGCAGAGTTCCAGCAGACACTAACTGATGCAGGTTCGCAGATCAGTAATGATTCGGCCTATTCACCATTTTGGCGTGTGTGTCGTCAGTTGGTGATCAAGCCAACGATGTGGCTAATCCAAGAGCTATTGATCAAGCGTGTCATGCCACAGTTCTTTTTGAAAACGGTCGGTGAAACTTGGATTGATATTTGGGGCGATAGTTACGGCGTCACTCGTAAAGCGGCTGCAACCACTCAGGGGCGAGTGCTGTTTAGTCGAGTAGATACCAGTGCAGAGCAGACCATAAAAGCCGGTACCACGATTTGGACAGAGTCGATTAACGGGTCTGTTTATACGCTAATCACAACAGAAGATGCGGTGCTGCGCATTGGCGATGAAAGCGTCTTTGCAAAAGTGCAGGCAGAAAACGCAGGTGCTGCTTACAACCTTGAGGCGGGTTATTACACAAACACGGATGCCGAGGGTTTTACCGTCACTAATCTGAGCGGCTGGATTGATCAGATCGGCGCAGATGTAGAAGACATCGAAGCGTACCGAGTTCGCATTCGTGCGGCATTTAACTCATTGAGCATGTACCACACTGACGGCGTTTACCGTGCTCTGATATCTGAATTTGTAGGCGTCGATGCGGACAAAATCTGGTTTGAACATGATGCGCCGCGGGGCCCAGGTTCCGCCAATGCTTTCATTTTATTTGATCTAGCAACGCCAAGCGCAAGCTACATCGCCACGATTAACCGCATGATCATGGAAGAGGGTTATCACGGTCACGGCGATGACCTAAAGGCGTTTGCAATGCCGGAAACGCAACACGATTTAACGGCAACAGTGTTTTTGCCTGCATCGCTACTGAGTCAAGAGCGAGACGAAATGCTAGCTCAAATAGGCGTGGCGATTGAGTCGGCATTTCGTGCAAACAGCGCCTATGTCATGACCACCACGTCACCATGGTCGCGCTTTTCATTCACTCGTTTAGCTAGCGAGCTATATGGGCTGTTTCCTGATGTGATCAGTATCGAATTCAGCATAGGAGACATCGTGAGCGAAATGTCAGTACCACGCCTGTCTTCATTATCTGTTGTGGAGGGCTGATTAGATGGAACGCTTTAAATTGCCCGTCTGGCTACAAGAAGGCCCGCAAGTCACAAAACTGGCTACGGCTTTTGGTGACTACTGGGACAAAGTTGAAGGTTGGGTGAAAACACCGCTGCAGCAAACAGACGCCGAAACATGTCATGTGGCAGTGCTCAAGTTGCTTGCTTACCAGCGCGACATTGATCGTTTCGCAGATGAACCGGAAGACCTATTCAGAAAGCGCGTGGCGTTTGCGGTGAAAAACGCTCAAGACGCCGGTTCTGCAGTAGGCATGAAAGAAATATTCGAACGTTTTGGTGTGCCGCTGCGCGGTCAGGTCGAGCGTGACCCTGAGAAAGATTGGGATGTGATCACACTTTGGATGGCTGATAACGCCATCACGCAAGACCCAAAGCTAGGTCAATACATCGTGCGCAAGTACGGCAGAACCTGCCGCCGTTACGAGTTTTTGCTGATCGATCTACTCGAAGAAGTGGAAGTGTCGGCGGTGTCGACAAGCGTAGAAAAGCAATATCACACCGCAGCAGAGCTGCCTGATTTTATTTTTGAAGATGAGGCGAGTGGCTTTTCTGTTGGACCATGTGTCACGACTAGCCTAGAGCGAAATATAGATGGTGTGGGCTCGGTGCCAGATTGGGCGCTGGTCGACACGAATAGCGGTATGTATTTGGGATTTGCCAGCGTGTCATTAGAGCGTTCGGTAGACATGATTAGGAGCAATGACTGATGTCAGAAATTATCAGCGGAACAGTAACAGATGCAGGGGCGCGATACATCGCAGAGCGCACTGCATCACTAGAGCCTGTTGTTATCTCGCACTTCGTGCTGGCTAACGTGCCAGGCGTAAACGAAACAACAGAAGCTAATCCAGCCAGCGGTTTACCGTCCTCCACTTATCGCGTGGGCGGAAATATCGAGATGGCAGCGCCGCGTTATAACAACGACGATGCCGTCACGTATTCGTTAGTACTGACCGCCAGCGACGGCGACTACGACTTCAACTATTACGGCGTGGTTACAGATACCGGCGTTTTATTGGCGTACCAGTATTTGCCATTGAACAAAAAGCGCGCCGGTATTGGTCAGGTGATCAACCGTAACTTGGTGGTGCCATTTCGCAACGCTAAAAGTATGACGGGCGCAGACTTACCAATCGAAAGTTGGCAGTACGACTACGAAGAAGAAATTAACGCGATGCAAATGTCTGTTATTGAAACGGCGGGAGCATCCATTTCGGCGCTATCCAGCGCAATTAAGAATCACGAACGAATCCTAAAACTTGAGGGTAAAGTATGAGCGATTTGACACAAGCAACCACGGCGCTCACAAGTGCCACGGCTGAAATGAAATCAGCAAAAGAAAGCTTTGAGAGTATTCGCGAAGATGCCACGCAAGCGATCAATGAAGTAAACAGCAACTTCACAGAGAAGGCTGCCAGTCTAACAATCGCTGCAAATCTCGGCTACGCCAACGCAGTCGAAAAAGCTTCGGGTGGTCGTAACACGCTAGTGATCGATGCCCAAGGCAATGAAAACATTATGGTCGTGATTCCGCGCTTTAATTGCGAGGACATCAATGCGGCAGTATTGGCGGCTACGGGTGTAGATATGCAGTTGGGCACAGGTACACACTCAGCATTCCGCACCAACGGTGTTGACCGTGGCGAAATTCTAGCCCCTAAATACCTCGCATCAGCAGGTCTTGGTGGAGGCTGTTCGGTGGTCGGTGGCGTTCAACCACGAGCTTCGATTAATTATGATGCTGCTAAAGCAATGAGCATCGCCAAGGGCGAAGGCTGGCACATGATGTCGATTCATGAATGGGCCGCGATTGCGCTTTGGTCACTGGCAAACGGCACCGTGCCGCGCGGTAATACATACTACGGACTAGCACACGACATGCGTCACGAAACAGCATTGCGTGCTGACGGTGGCAAGCCTGGTGAAGTGAGTGGTACTGGTCGCTCTGATACAGGCTCGGGTCCAGCAACATGGGGGCATGATCACAGCGAATTTGGCGTGCAGGATCTTAGCGGGAACGTGTGGGAATGGCTGGATCAAATGCGCCTCGAAGACGGCCGAATCATCACAACGCTAGACAATGATCCATCGATAGCAGAAGAGAACTGGTACCGTCATGAAGCGTACTTTGATTCCATGTCCGCATCACAGTCCGGTACTGGAGATGTCGGTTCGTCGATCTTAAATAGTGCGATTACAAATCGAAATGGGCCGATTGGTAACGACGCATACGATAATCCATACGTTTACGACTCGTTGTTCTCAAGTATCGGGAAAGACGCAAGCTACGTTGAAAACGAAGTTCTACGCCGATTATTGATCGAATCGGCTGGTGATGCTGGTCTTACTGGCGGTCTTTGGGTTCGCAACTATGGCGACCGATTCCCGCTGCGCGGTGGCGGTTTGGGCGACGGCTCGGGTGCCGGGTTGGGCGCGCTCTATCTGAGCAATGCTCGCTCGGATGCTCGCAGCATCTTCGGCTTCCGCCCCGCTTTATTTGTGTAATGAGGAGTAATCATGAGCGCATATCTATTTAATGGCGAAAGCCACACAAACTATGAAACGGCATACATGCAGACGTTAGGCATGGATGCTGATCAAATCGAATCTGTCTTGCGTCAGCGTGATTTCGAGCTATCGCAAAACATCGAAAAACGTGCGGCTGCATATCGACGAGAGTCCGATCCGCTGTTTGCCGAGGCATACCGAAAGGAAGCCGCAGGCGACACGGAAGGCGCAGAAACAGCGCGCACGGCTGGTTTGGCAGCTGTTGAAAAGATTAAACAACAGTTTCCAGTTGCATGATCTTAGCGCTAGATGGCACGTCGATTGAAGGCTACGACCACGTTGTAACCTGTGAATTGCCCATGCCAGATGAGGACTTATCCGGTAAGTCTTCATCGACTGCGGCGGCGGAAGGCGGCATCAAGCCAAAGCGCCTACGTGTCTCATTGAAAATAAAATATGAGAACGAAAGCGACTTAGCAGACTTGGTGTTGCTGGCCACGGATCAAAACGAAGACGGGTCACGCAAACGATACGACATCGTTAACAAGACCGCAGACGCGTTCAATATCCGAAAAGTGCGATTTACCGAGCGTTTCAATGCGCAAGAGCTGGGCGACATCCAAGCGTGGAGCGTCAGCTTTGTCTTAGTCGAGCATGTGTCCGTACAAGAGAAAGTCGAACAACGCCGCATTCAATCGCAAGAACCAGAAGTGCCGGTGGCAGATCAATCGACTGCAGGCGCAGCAAGCGAAGCAGAGCCAGCAGGTGGCGTAGAAAAAGTCGTCGAATACAGCAACAAATCACTAGCGGAAGAAGGTGAGGTGGATGAAATATAACTACCAGCTAAAAGTTGGTGGCATTCAATATCCAGTCATTGATCAAGACGTGCGTCTAACGTCAAACGCTTGCGGGGTGGCCTCGTTTGAAGTCGAAGCCACCGAAGCGTTAAGCGGCGCAGTCTATTTCGCGTTTTCATTAAATGGCGGTGCAATGCACGGCCATTTTTTTGGCTACGTGGAAAGATCAGTGCGTGCCACAACAAAATCACAGCGTATCTTTTGCAAAGAGGCCTCCAACGCCATGGAAATGCGCATGCCTATTTCCATGCGTCATGCCACCTTGCGTGACGTGCTCACAAAGGCAAAAGAGCTAAGCGGCTGCGGATTCTCAGTACCGAGCAACGCAGCATACGTTGATCAGCCGGTACCGTATTTCATCAATACGGGAAACGGTTTTCACATGCTGCGCAAAGTCGCGGAAGTGTACGGAATCTCAAACTACATCTGGCAGCAGCGCCGCGACGGTCGAATTTATGTTGGTTCATGGGGTGATGGTCACTGGCCAAAAGTGCCGGTAAACGTCCCGCGCGATGTGATCGACAAAGTACAAGCGACGCAATCAGCAGAGCTGTTAGCAGTGCCAGGTCTAAGACCAGGTTACAAACTAAACGGCAATCGACTGTACAGCGTGCAAATGAAAGGCAACAAAATGGTGGTGTCATGGAAAAAACCGTAGAGCGCATCCTGCTGCGCAAATACCCAGAACTGGCCAGCGGTTGGCACCTGCCAATGTGGGCCGAAGTCGTCGACATCCTAAAGCCGCTCGCAGCGGAAACCGTCACAGAAGAAGAACCGGTTTACTCGGTGTCCGTGCAACTGCTGACCGTTCATGGCAAACATGATGAAGACCTGCCAATCATAGAAGACGTATTGCTACCGGTACCAAGCGGAGCTGATCAGCGCGGATTTTGGTCAAAGCCGCTTAAAGGTACCATTGTTGAGCTGGCTTTCGCCTACGGATCACCAGCACACCCGTTCATTCGCTCAATACTGCCGCATGGGCTCAAATTGCCAAACATGGCCGAAACATCCCAGCGATGGCAGCAAAGCGAGAAAGCCTATATTCAAGTCAACGAGGCTAACGAATGGGAAAAGACAGGAATTAACGACCTAACAACGATTGAAAACAACTTAACTCAGCGCATAGGCAACGTCCGCGACATTATCGCAAAGAAGCACTGGGCAGGCAGTGAAACAGAGAACATTTATAAGTTGCTTCACGAACTAATGATCACCGTTTCAGGCATCGCAAGTATTGCAGCAAACCACGGCCATCCATACTCATGGAGTGATCCGGGCGGATCGGGTACCACATCACCACCAACAAGCAGTGGACAGTTCAGCGGAAAAAGCTCAGAAGCCAGCAAACAAGCGGCTCGGCTCCAACCACTACTGAAATGAAAAGGGCGCACACAGCGCCCTTTTTAGTGCCCAAAATTTAAAATATCCCGCACCAAGCGACCCCCAAAAAGCACTCCTCCCCACGCCTGCGCGCTTTACGTATTGATTTGATTACTGCAACTTTAAAACCGCAACGAAAAGCCGCCACAGCCCGTATATAAAGCGATTAGAGAAAAAACGGTATTTCAGTCAACTGAAAAGAAATGCAGTAAAAAGTACCTCAGAAACGCCGAGTAAAACTAACGAGTATCAGCAACCACGCGGCATGCCGCCGGATCGTCAATAATTTCATTGATTTTTTCCAGCAAATCGCAGAGCAGCCACAAACTAGACTCGATGATAGCGGGTGACAGAGTGGTGAACGACTCCCCGTGGGAAAGCAAATGCGCGATGGATTCCGCTTGCGCAGCAAATTTAGAGAGTTCGTCATGATTGATCAT